AGTTAAAAAATGGTTAAAAAAATACAAGATAATCTAACAAATATAGTAGTTGTGTTAGGTCTTATTGCATCTATTGGTGCTGGATTTACTAAATTTGCTAATATGGAATCTAGTATAGAACAATTAAAGAACGCTACTGCACCAGATACTACAGGCATTGAAACTAACGGATTTGCAATAATAGATAACAGCACAGAGATAACACTTATAAAAGAAAAACTTAAAGCACATGGTCATAATAACGATCATGCTCATGATAATACTGATATTAAAATTTTAAAAAAAGAAATAGAAGTTTTAAAGTTAGAGATACAAGAACTTAAAGAAGCATCTAAAAACCCATTAAGCTAATGAAGTTTGTTTTAGCTTATACTATTTGCTCTGCAATTACAGGATTCTGTAATACACCAGCAGTACACCCTGTAAAATTTGATACTTGGACAGAATGTACTAAAGCTGGTGCTATGGTAACAATAAAAGTAACTAACGAATTTCAGGAAAAATTTAATAAGGATAAACTATATATTTCTTATTTCTGTAATGAAAATAACTCTGACAAAACCACAACTTAAAGTAAGTAGTTCAGAAGCTAGATTTAGAGTTCTTATTTCAGGTCGTAGATTTGGTAAAACTTATTTAGCTGTAACTGAAATGATGAAATATGCTTGTCAGCCTAATAGAAAGATTTGGTATGTAGCACCTACATTTAAAATGGCCAAAGAGATTGTGTGGGGAACTCTTAAAGAAATGCTTAATCAGTTTAATTGGATTGAAGATATTAACGAAACTACAATGACAATAACTATTAGAAAAACTAATAGTCAAATATCTTTAAAGGGTGCAGATAATTATGACTCACTTAGAGGTACAGGATTAGACTTTTTAATCTTAGATGAATTTGCAGATATAGATAAGAGAACTTGGTACGAAGTATTAAGAGCAAGTATATCTGATAGATTAGGCCATGCACTATTTTGTGGTACTCCAAAAGGATATGGTAATTGGTCTTATGAATTATATTTAAAAGGTAAACAAGATGATGATTGGGAGTCTTTTCAATATACGACTATTGAGGGTGGTATAGTTACACCAGAAGAAATTGAACAAGCTAAACAAGATATTGATATTAGAACTTTTAGACAAGAGTTTGAGGGTACATTTGAAAATTATGCTGGTAGTGTTTATTATAACTTCCACCCTGTAGATAATGTTGTTAAACGTCAGATAGATTGGGAAAAGCCTTTGCATATTGGTATGGACTTTAACGTAGACCCAATGTCAGCTTGTGTAGGACAAATTGAAAAAGATAAAGTTTATTTTGTAGATGAGGTTATTATTTATGGAAGTAATACTGATGAAATGGTGCAAGAATTAAGAGATCGTTATGGAACTAAAATGCAAATATTTATATATCCTGACCCAGCCTCAAAACAAAGAAAGACTTCTGCTGGTGGTAGAACTGATTTATCTATTTTACAAAATGCTGGATTTAAAGTTAAGGTAAAACATAAACACCCAGCAATACGAGATCGAGTCAATGCTGTGAATAGTAGGCTCAAAGATTCTAAAGGAGATCGTCATATTTTTGTTTCACAATCTTGCAAAACACTGATAAAAGGTTTACAAAGACAAATATACAAGGAGAATACAAATATTCCTGATAAGGAAGATGGATTCGATCATATGAATGACGCACTTGGTTATATGATCGACTATTTAAAACCATTGACTACTCAGGCAAAATTTAACTCTCCAACAAGATGGACAATGAAGTAATTTATGGCATACACTAGAGATCAAGCAATAGACACCCACAAAGACTATTCCGAAACAATAAATAATTGGGAGTATTATATTAGATCATACAATGGTGGTTATGACTATATGGTAGGACAATATCTTAACAGATATAATTTAGAATTAGATAACGAGTTTAATCAAAGACTTGCAAACACTCCATGCGATAATCATTGTAAAAATATTATACAAATTTATTCATCATTCCTTTTTAGAGTTAGACCAAGTAGAGATTTTGGTTCTATGCAAGATGAAGCTAGTTTAGAATCATTCTTAAAAGATGCTGATCTTGAGGGTAACAATTTAAACTCTGTAATTAAACAGGCTCAAAACTATGCGTCTATTTATGGTCATTGTTTTATGATTTTAGATAAACCAAATGTAACTACAAACACACAAGCAGAAGAAATAGAACAAGATATTAGACCATACTTATCAATCGTTACTCCAGAAAATGTTTTAGATTGGAATTTTGAAAGACAAATAAATGGTAAGTACGAACTTAATTATTTAAAGATTAGAGAAGAAGTAGATAGAGAGGGTGGACAGTATTTAAGATTATGGTTTCCAGATAGAATTGACACAATATATTTGCCTAAAGATTCAGAGCCTAGATTAGTAGATACTGCACCTAATATGATTGGTAAAATACCAGCAGTTATTTTATACAATTCTAAATCTCACAAAAGAGGAATTGGCCAATCTGACTTAACTGATATAGCTGATTTACAAAAATCTATCTATAACGAATATTCTGAAATGGAACAACTAATCAGATTAACTAACCACCCATCATTAGTTAAAACTCCAAGTGTAAATGCAAGTGCTGGTGCTGGTGCAGTTATAGAAATGCCTGACGAATTAGAGCCAAACTTAAAACCATATTTACTACAACCATCAGGCCAAAACTTACAAGCTATTATGGAGTCTATAAATAACAAAGTAAATTCTATAAATAGAATTGGACATACAGGAGCAGTAAGAACTCAAAAGACAGGTATTACATCTGGTGTAGCTTTACAAACAGAATTTGAATTACTTAATGCTAGACTATCCGAAAAAGCTGACAACTTACAAATAGCAGAAGAACAATTATTTAAACTATATGCTTTATTTCAAAATGTTACATTTGATGGAGAGATTAATTACCCTGATTCATTTAACATTAGAGATTACGCAAGTGATCTTATGTACTTCCAACAAGCTAAAGCATTAGATATTGGTTCTCCAACATTTGCTAAAGAAGTTGATAAAGAAATTGCTAGAGCAGTAGTTGATGATGATAATAAACTAAACGAAATCTTTGATGAGATAGATGCACAAGCAGAAGTAGGTCAATTCACACAAGACGAACCAGCACAAGAAGATCAAGAAGTAGAGCAAGAACAGATATAATGAATGTCGGATATAGTAAAAGATGCAACATTTTATAGAATTAAGCAAATAGAACTTGCTGAAGCAGAATATTATAAATCATTAATAACAACACTAGACAGAATAGAACGAGAAGTAGTATCTCTTGCTAGTAGACTTCCTTTAACAGATGGCAAGTTAATTGAACTACAATCAGCTATAGCAATAAGACCACAAATAAAAGCTATCTTAGAAAGAGAATATCTTAAATGGTCAGATACAGTTGTTAGAGAGGGTTTTAATAAACAAGCTAAACGAATAGAAAAAGCATTTAAAAGAATTGGTAATATACCAATAGAATTTCAAGAACTTACTAAAGGCGATCTAGCATTAGTTAAAAATTTAAAACAACAATATTTTACACAGTTTAAAGATGTATCCAATACATTTACAAGACGATTATCAGAAAAGGTTTATCAAAATACATTAGTTGGTTCAGAATTTACTGTATTAGAAAAAGAACTAAGGCAAACTATTAATGGTATTTATGCAAGTTCAGATGACCCTGAAATTCAAAGATTAGTAAATTACATAAACGATAATAAGTTTGATGAGTCTAAACAAGCAGTAGTTGATAAGTCTATACAAACTCTACAATCTAAGTTTGCAAGAGATAGGGCTGGAGAAAACATGAAAAGATATGCTGGTCAGATATTAAACGATTCATTAAGAGATTTTGATGCAACCTTAAATTTTAATAAATCACAAGATGCTGGTTTAACATTTGTAAAATATTATGGAGATGTAATACCCACGACTAGAGATCATTGCAGAAATATAATTAATGGAGTATATAACAAGAGGAAAAGTGGACTTTTCACAATTGATGAAGTCAATTCACTTTGGACAGGAAGAAGCTGGAAAGGTAAAAAATCTGGCAACCCTTTAATAGTTCGAGGTGGTTATAATTGTCGTCATCAATGGTCTTATGTCAATCCTGATTGGTATGACAGTAAAGGCGAACTAATAATATAACAATAGGAGAACTATGTCCGAAGAAACTAAAGTAGTTGCACCAGAAGTAGCAACTGAAACACCAAAAGAAGAAGTAAAAGTAGAAACACCCAAACAACAAACTTTTACTCAAGAACAATTAGATAACATAATTAAAACAAGACTTGAAGCTGAACAAAGAAAAACACAAAAGATTCTTGAAGCAGAAGAAAGTAAAAAAGCTGAATTAATTAAAGAACAAGAATTAAAAGAAGCTAAATCTAAAGCTGATATTGAAAAAATTATGCAAGATAGATTATCTGAAAAAGATTCAGAACTTAACAGATACAAAATGCAAATTAAAAAAGAAAAAGTTGATAATTCAATTTTATCTGTTGCTAATAAAGAAAAATCTATCAATGCACAGCAAGTAGTATCTTTGTTAAAAGATGAAGTTAAATATACTGATGATGGTAGAATAGAAATAGTTGATAATAATTCTAATGTACGATATAACTCAAAAGGAGAACTATTAACAATAGACGATAGAGTTAAAGAGTTTTTAGATGCTAACCCACATTTCCGTCAAGGGTCATTGTCAGGTTCAGGAAGCCAGAGTAGTGTCGAGGGTAAAACTGTTAAACCATTTAATCTACAGGACTTGGACTTAACAAAGCCAGAAGATCGTAAAATCTATTCAGAATATAGAAAGAAACGAGATTCAGGTGCTGTTGAGATTAACTTAACAAATAAATAATAAAGGACAAATAAAATGGCAAACGAAAGCACAAGTTCTACACTATCGGAACTATATACAGAGATAGTAGCAGAAGCACAATTTGTTATTAACGAGAAATCTATAATGAAAAATCTTGTTAAAAATTATGCTATATCAGGTGGTGGAAAATCAGTAGAAGTTCCAATTTATGCACAAGTAAGTGCTGGAGCAGTATCAGAAGCATCTGATTTATCAAACACAGCAATCAACCCTAGTTCAGTAACTATTACTGCATCAGAAGTTGGTATCATGACAACTCTAACAGATTTAGCAAGAAATTCAGCACCAAGAAATGTTGCTGGAGATATTGGTAAATTGTTTGGAGAAGCAATCGCTAAAAAAATGGATCAAGATTTACTTGCTCTATTTGATGGTTTCTCAACAGCAGTTGGAACTGACAGTTCTGCACTTTCACCAGCAACAATCTTTAATGCATCTTCAACTTTAAGAGCATTAGGATTACCTGTTGATGAAACATATTGTGTGTTACACCCAAAAGTAGCTTTTGATCTTAAATCAGGATTAACAAATACTTTTGCTGGTCTATCAACTGATCTATCAAACGAAGCATTAAGAAATGGCTTTATTGGTCAAATTGCTGGTATCAAAATATTTGAAACTGGTAACATGGCAAATACAGGTACAGGTGGAGATTTCAAAGGTGGAATGTTCCATAAAGATGCTTTAGGTCTAGCAATGATGCAAGACATCAAGATTGAAACTCAACGTGATGCTTCTTTAAGAGCAGATGAAATCGTAGCAACAGCAGTTTATGGTGTTGGCGAATTACATGACTCTTATGGTGTAGAAGTACTTGCAGATTCTTCAATACTATAATAATACTTTTAAGGTGGGGGGTTTAAACTCCCCACTTTATGAAAAAGGAATAATATTATGAAATTAACTAATGGCAAAAAAATTATAGAACGAAACGAACAAGATTATAAAAAAAATTTAGATACATGGGCATTTAGAGGGTGGAAACCTGTTGATAATAATGTTCAAGAAAATATTAAAGAAGTAGATCAAACTTTTGAAAATGAAACAAAAGTAGTACCTATTAAATCAAAGAAAAAAAAGGCGAAAAAGAAATGAAAAACATACAAAAATATATAAAATTAGCAAAGCAGAATCCTAAAGTTAGTATTGGTGTTGCTGTTGCAGTTATAATTATATTATCTTGGGTATTTTAATATGGCTAATTATACAGGTGCTAATGTTATAACAACATCAGATGTTTTAAAATATCAGCCTGATGCTTTTGATTTTGGTATCTCTACAACAGCTTCAGAAACAACTAATTTTCTAGCACAAACTACTAACGATATTTTAAGAGCATTAAGAGTAGAATGGTGGCCTGTATATAAAACAAACATATTCACAGATATTACAGTTCTTAATACTGCTGAGATGGTTAATACAAAAGTTAATTTAGATCAGTTTGAACGTGCTGGTGTTTATCTATTTCTTGGAAGATTTTATTTACCAGCATTAACTAAATTTAGACCAGAAACAGAAAAAGATAGATTTGAAAGAATGCAAGAATATTACATGAGCCAATACAATATCGAATGGAGAATGATATTAGAAGATGGTGTAGAATATGATGTAGATGCAGATGGAACTATTGTATCTAACGAGAGAGAACCTTTACATGGATTTAGAAGATTGACTAGATAATGGCTTTAGATTTAAAGATCAAAACTAATGCAAAATTTGTCGAAAAAAGATTTAAAAGAATAGAAAAAAAGTTTAAAGGCATAATCCAAAAAGGAATACTACAAGCTGGTTTTCAATTACTAGATATTATTAGAACTAAAACACAAAAAGGAATAGATTTTAGAGATGTACCTTTTGTTCCATATTCATCAGGATATTTAAAAAAACTAAACAGAGAGGGTAAATCAACAAAAGTAGATTTATTTTATAGTGGTAGAATGTTAGGTGCATTAACTCCATCTGGTAGAACTATAAAAAAAACAGGAACTAATAAAGTTAGTGTTAATTTTAGTAATGCACAGATGAGGCAACGAGCAGTATTTAATCAAGTATTAGGAAAAAATAAGAGGGAATTTTTTGGATTTAATGATAGAACTGCTAATATAATAAGAAAACAATTTAACAGATTTGTTGCAAAGGAAT